CCGCCATAACTTCCTTCTGGCTCGTTAAGCGCCAGAATTGCCCGACTCGGACCCCCCATTCGTACGATGGGACTGGCTCCGTCGTGACCGGAATATTCCGACACTCGATTCTGGTAATCAACGAACTGTTGGTCGTAAGGTAGGCCCTTGAGCTTGAGGAATCGCCAGACCACGCCCAAAATCACCAGTTCTTCTTCCAAAACTGTCGTTTGCGAGTCAGCGGTGAACTTATCGGCATTGGCCGTCGTCCCGCCCGATGTATCCACCCAATCCGTGGATACGTACTCGAATTTGACCGATTCTCCCGCCGTAGGAGTCGGGTGCATCAGTAAATTACCGCCCCGAATCCTGAAATAATTTGTAATACCTCCGCTCACGACCGCGAGTATCCGCTGCCACTCCGAATCGGTAATCGGGCCGAAATACCGCCGATTCGTGGTGCGATTCCACATCGTGTTATTGCTGAAACGTCCGAAATCCGTAGCGATGGTCGTCATTGCCCCCTGGCTCTCGGCGGCAATTGTCGTATGGCTACCTTCCTTGATCAGGACTTCCCAGCGATATTTCTGAACCTGGGCGCGGCCTTCTTGATTCGCCACTGCCTCAAGCTGGATTGTCGAAGTATCGGTCGAAGACGTAACCGCATCCGGCGCAGTAATGCCGATTAGCTTGGCGGCGTCCTGACAGATCGTAAGTAGGGTCATCCGACTGCCTGTACCGGCCTCATTCCTTCACGATCAGCAATATAATCTCGGGCCTTTTTACGAAGATCGATGGTCCCCGCGCCTAGCGAGCCAACCGAAGCATCCGATAGATCGGCAAGCTCCTCGACCGTGTTCACGTCCTGGTGAATCAAGACTTCTTGCTTGCGTGTCCCAACGCCCTTCAACTCAGTCAAGGGAGTGCCTTTCGGTCGCACCTTCCCGCTGCCGCCCTCTTTGTAGGCGGCATATTCGGCGGGGAAATTCTCCTTTAGATAGCCTTCTTTCTCAGAGACTTTGTACAAAACGGTATTCATATCTCCGACCCTGTGTATCTCAACCAGATCAGGAGATCCGTCCTCGCCCGCAAATATCTCAACGCGAATATTGCTCATAAGCAGTTGCGGGGGGCCACAAGACCCCCCGCTCCCTTTCTTAGATCACAAACGACTTGGGATACGAAGCAAGACCAGCAGCACTTCCTGCTGTTCCTCCTCGTGCCGTTGTCAGCTTGATCCCATCAACTCTCGTTTGAGAAGTTGCAGTATCATCCAGGCTTCCAGCAGTCGCGCTGGAATACAGGATCGCATCAGCGGCACAAGACGCCAGCACGTTGATCGTGCAAACGCCTCCCATCTGAACCCATCCATACTCCCCGCTCGAAATCGCTTCCGGGGCCGATGCGACAAGTTCGCCCGAATCAACAAGCGCTTTGGTAATCGGAACAGCAGAATATGCCTCAGTAACGGCGACTACGTCATACTGGGCGATAGCGCTGCCCGCTGTTACATAGAGCCACTCAGAAGCATCGTTTGCCACCATTCTCGTACCAATCGCCTGCGACGCGGTTGATTCCGTCCCGCCGTCGAAGTCAATGCCAACCGCGCTTTGGGTTGTATATGGCATTAAATCCTCCTCTAGGCTTGGATGACACCCTGCCGTGCGCGGTTGCTGACGGCCATATTACCGGCCCATGCAACTGGCATAACAAGAGCATCCTGATTGACAGAAGCCTTCTCACCAAGAGGCACAAATTCCCGTCCCTCGGCATATCTGAGGAACAGATAATCCGTGTTGAGGAAGTACATCTTAGTCGTCGGGCACTGATCGTCGTAGTACACCGGAGCATCCATGAACATCAGATTCATAAATCCTGCCGATGCCGACTCATCGCTGGTGAACCGCTGGTTTGTCTGAAGCGACGCCCAGTAGTATCCGAAATAAGTCGTGTCCCCAACGATCACATCTGGCCGATCCGCGCCGCGAATGCAGGCGAGCCACAAAGTATTCATGGCCGTCTGAATCGTGGTTGCGGAAGCGGTGACGGTTTCCGTCGAGAAGTCGTAAACCTGATTCGCCCAAAACGTGTAGGTGCCGCTGTTGATGCCGCCAACCGTGTTACCCACGGTGCCGGGAACCAGCAGTTGCAGCCCACCAATTTCCTTCGAATCAGTGCCGGTGCCGTCCGCATAGAGTGCGGTCGCCATCGTGTTCTTGAGCGATTTCTCAAGGTTCCGAATGCGACTTTTAAGCAGATTGAATATCTGCTCTGGGCCGGAATTCTCGACCTGCTCAAGACCGGAAATCACCACGTTCCCCGCCAACTGCTTGTAATTAAACTCGGCAGCGGTGAAGACGTTGCTGGTTGAAGTATCAAGCACCTCGTAACCCGAATACCACTTAGTAGTCGAGTTCGTAGCGTACTCAAGTTCCTGAACGATGGTACGACCTGTCGCGGGCATCTTGTTCCCGTTCTTGTCGATGTGACGCAGCAACGCATTGTTGTTCGTCACATTGTCCGCCATCGTCTTGGAGTAACCAGCAAGTGTCGTGGTCACAATCTCCGTATAGGTACTATTTGGAGAAGTAGCCATTTCTGTTTGCTCCCATCAAGGGGCAACAAAACTTATCCAGACACGGCTGATCCAATCGAATTGCGTAGAATGTTGTCGAGATCGGCCTGTTTCACAGTACCGCCCGGAGGCGATCCGCTGCCGTGTACGGGTTGCGACTTCTTGGCTTTTTCGACAGCCGCCTTACGTCTGCCATTTTCCTTTTCCGCCACATCCTTGCGTTCGTTAGCGATGATCTCTTTGTAAAGCTCGTCGTCTAATCGAAGCGCCATGCCATACGCAGCTTCCAGATCCGTGGTCTCTCCAGCATTTACCAATCGCCCCATTCGCTCACGCACTTTTTCAAAATGCGGGTGCTTGAGATTCCCCTTCGCATCCTTAGATGCGGCGAAAGCCTCAACCTGATCCACAAGTTGTTGTTGCTGAGCGTTGACTTGCGATTGCTGCATCGACTGAACGTGTGCTTGTGTCTGAGTCAGTTGCTGTTGCAGTTGCTGAATCTGTGGATCGGAAGTTGTTTCCTCATTCCAATCCACACCCGAATCACCAGACGAAAAATTAACTCCATAGTGCTGGGCGAGATGTTGAAGCGCAGCCTGCGGGTTCTGCCTAAGCGCATTGTCATAGCTCATCAGCCGCGAGATATACTCAGCCTCGCTGATGCCGTTGGCCTGCATTTGCGACTTATACGGTGCCAGAACTCCCTGCAATGTCTCCACTTCACGTCGCTGCTCTGCGAGTTCAGTCGTCTTGCGAGTGAACGCCGCATCCCGTTCATGCTCCCGTTTCAGCATAAATCCCTGCTGATCTTCGGGTAGATGCTCGAACGCTTCGCGGTGTTCAGCGGGCCATGTTTTTGGCGCAGAAAGGGCATCAGGCACGGGCTCCGCATCAGGAGTGGCCTCGACCTCTACGTCATCATATTGGCCCTCGGCGGATTCTTCCGATGAGTCCGGCTGGACTTCGATATCTTCCGCACTTGATTCTCCGGCGAGTGGTCGTGGTTCGCTAGGAGTTGATTCCGGTTCGCCGCCCGTGAATACTCCGCCAATTGCGCTTTCCAGAACTCCGTCAATCGTAATTGATGTATCTGACGCTGGCCCCGCCTCCGGGGTGCTGGTCTCAGTTTCTGCCATTCTTTATTCGATCCCAGTTGGATGGACGTTCGCTTCCCGCCCAATCATTACCGATTTGGCGAACATTATGCCGCCTTTCATGGTCGCGCAATGACGAACGACTACCGACCATCTTTCCATCAATGGGAGAGACGAACGGATCGATGTCCTTCATTACGACGAAAGCCTTCTCTGATTTAATTGAATTACCGCGAGGCAATGGCGCTGACTGCGTCCATTCAATCGCATCGTAATTCTGCCGATACTTATCTAAAGTCATCGGTTTTCCATCATTTTAAGTTCTGCGTCCAACATCGCCAGATCTTCCTTGGACTGAACGCGCTCTGACGAGGCACGGGATTCTTCTTGGATTTCCGCTGACTTGCTACGCTCCCGAGAAGTGATATCTGCCAGCTTGCCTTCCTGTTTCAACTTCTCACGTTCCAGTTCAGCGGCGATCTTCTGCTGCTGGATGCGTTCCTCGGGGGAAGGCTGCGGCGGTTGCTGCTGGGCTGCTTGTAGCTGCTGCATGATCTGCGCTTCAGTCTGTCCGATCACGTCCTCGAAGTTACGCCCGATCTTCCAGGCACCTGTGACAAATTTGAGTATCTCGAAAGCAATCGGCGTGATTTCCGGCGCGGCCTTGGTGGCTTCGATAGCCTGAACCAGAAACGAACCCATCGTATTGGCAAACTCTACCCGCGTTCGCTTCATCTCCTCTTCGTCAGCAAACACGGTACTGTCGGTCTCGATATCGATCTGGTAGCTGCGCAGCTTGTCGCTTCGCATGATCTCCAGCATCTCGTCGGTTACTTCCATCCCGGTGATGCGCTGAAGGATATCCGGCTCGTAATTCTCCGCGATCAATTCCGCCTTGATGCGAAAAAGCTCGCGGATGTATTTTTGGATGGCGTCCTGCCGCAAGCGCAGCCGCATCGATCCGTACTGCGCTTTGAGTTGCTGCGCGGTCGCTGATTCCGATGCCTTGGTGCCGCCGCCGCGAATGATGTCCGAGATGCCCGTAACTTCATAGATGATCTGAAGAACCTGGGCGCGTTGGGTATAAAGACCCTGAAGCACGGCAGAAATCTGAGAAATATCCTCGGTCTGGAAGACGACCGATAACCCGCCTTTCTGAGCCAGCGATGCAAAATTATCCGACGGAACGAAATCGTTGTCCCCGGCGTTCGCCAGATGCGCCAGTTCAGGCACCGATGAATCGTAGACCCCGCGCCGCTTCAATCCTTCGATCAAATAGGCAATGCGGCTGGTTACGCGGTCCAGTTCATCGGCTTGATCTTGATAAAGGGTAAATTCTGGCACCGGAACGGAAGTGTTATTAGTCCGCACCGCAATCAAAGGCGTCGGCGTCGGGAAGAAATTGATCAACTGGTAGGGATCGTCGTCCTCAGCCAGCACTTCCTTGTAGCCGGTAGCGATAAACAACCGCTTGCGAGTTACCTTGTCCCAGATCTCCCAAACTTCGGCACGATTATAAATCTCATCGAAGTCCTCGCTATGTCCCGAATCTGGCATCCATGACAGCGGAATCTCATAAGCGTCCTTGAATCCGCGCCCAACCAGATCGTCGCGAGTATAAAGATGGCGGCGCGCTCGCCACGTCACATCTTCCGGGCGACGGCTCGGACTTTCCCGATAATCTTGCCAATGCACGTATTCAAGACGGCATCGCTGGTCGCCAAGCCGCTCAATTTCTTCTTCTTCAACGATATCGACATCGTCGTCTTGGATCTCGATCTTGATCTTTTCTTTGACGATAATCGGCTCGTATACAACCCAGACCACACCGCGTCCGGGCAGTAGGTAGTCCTCCAGCGCTGCCATCAACGGGCGCGTTGAATCATAAATATCCAGATCGTAAGAAAGCGTGCGCTCAAGAAGAATCGCAACCTGACGCGCAGCCGGATTGGGATCTGGGAAGCGCCGCCGCACATCGG